ACCGACCCCAGTGACATGGTCGAAGACTACATGTGCGAAGGCGTCAATCCTGCCATATGCATGAACAAAGAGTGCAACTACAGCACAGAGATGGAGCCAGATCAGGACCACGGCTGGTGCGAAAGCTGCGGAACAAACACTATGGAATCCGCGTCAGTCTTGATGGGTGTCATCTAACAACAGAGGAGGGGCTTCGGTCCCTCCTTCAACTACTATCATCACGGAGCGTCATGCTATTCCTCGCTTCACTCGGGCATGATCGCATTGCGCGTCACGACGCGCTAAAAAATTGAGTGCCTACGGCACAAGGTGTTTGTTGGTCCTCGCTGCGCTCGGACAGAAATTGCGCGCGTGGGGCCGCAGGGCAATTAAACGGCGCGCTGGGCCGCAGGGCAACGGGCCAGAAGCCGAGGACGAAGAGCCGCGAACAGCGCCTTCGGATTCTCGAACCTCGATCCTGGGGTCCCAGAAAGGCCGGCATCAGCCAACATGGCCCCCTGATCACCCTCAAACAAAAGTATGTCTCGGTGAGAGGACCTCTTTACCAAGAAGAAATTTGAGCCGCCGCGAGCCCAATATGCAGCATTCCACGCGATCTGATGAGGCGAGATGTTTGCTGCGTTTCCCTTGCTTACCTTCAACTCACACCAAAACGGCAACCCATCCCAAACTAAATGCACATCAGGAACACCCCCTCCATGCTTGTTCTCAATCCGCGTTGCGAAGCACTTCTTCGGCAGGTTCTGCCTCAATTGCGTCCAGAAGTTCGCCTCCGGTCCCTTGCTCATTGGTCACATCCTTGTATGTCCCTTCGATCTGGAAGGCTTGGGGATACTGCTTCTGTAAGGCAGCAAGTCGGGTGGTAATCTCGTCCCGAGAAAGCTGATCGATGGTGTTGATTGTCTCACGCCTATCGATGGTCAAACCACCAAGGGCAGAGCGTATCTTCTCCGCGTTGATCGCAGCCGAAAACTGTCCAGCATCCTCCGCTCCAAGAGACAGTTGGTGCAGCCTCTCAAGCTGACCAATGGTGGTCACACCATAGCGGCGCTCTCGTTCCTGTCGAAGCTCGGTGATGTATTCCAAGACATGAGGGTAATCCCGACCGTTCAACAGAATGGATGCCTGTTTCGGGGCCACATCGTGCGAGTATCCCGCCTTTCGGGCGCACTCAGCGTTGGAATAGATGCCTTCGACAATCTTCTGTGCAAAAGTCATCTGTCTATTTGTGAGCTTGCGCCCGTGTTCTTCTTCGATCTTCTTCTTAATCGACGGCATGAATGTTCTCCATGTTTTCAACAACAATACAACAACAGTATCGCCCTGTTCAAGGGGGCCGCTGCTGTTTACAAATGTTTACGCTGTTTACGCTGTTTTCCCCCGAGGTTGTAGACCAGCAACACCATGACTGGTGTCTGCTTGAGAAATTTCAGAGGCTGAAACGTAAACAATAAGGCCTTATTGTAAACAGGTGTAAACAGCCGGCTCAACTATAGTGTGTTTGTTTACGCTGTTTACAAGATTTACACGAAAACTTTTTCCTTTTGGGCTTTTTTAAAAATATCTAGCGAAAATGTGTATACAGCGTAAACAGCCCCTGGAATATTTTTTTCTTGACCCCTTCCTCTGTTGTTGATACTCTACAAGTATTCAACATTACGAAAGGACTAGAAATGTTTACTGTAGATTGTATGGAAGATGGCACGATGACCTTGGACTGGGACCCTGCGTCCTACAAGACCAAGGCCCAAGCAGCGCGGGCCTTGCACCGAGCCTTGTGTAAGTGGTGTCGCAAGGTTGGCATGAACCCTGACACTGAGGTTGGTTTCTGGACCCCGGAGCAGCGCAAGGCTCATGGTCATGAGGCCAATTGGGCTGTGAGCTTAGAGGCGGGGCCTTATGAGTGGGCTGTGTTTGCTTCGATGCAGATCCCGAGTGACTGCAAGTGGGGTTATGTTGAGCCTTATTATTCTTTTGATCTGGAGTTTGTAGGATGAGCAAACATACAGCGCAATATATGAGTGATGGAGCTTCGGCACAGATTGAAATCATCGAAACCATTGACGGAAATGTCCAAACATACAAGCGCACTCTTGCGATTGCGACCTTCTATTGGGAGGGGGACCAAGACTGGCTTGTCTTTGTGGCACAGGTCGCCTCGGTTGCTGACCGCATGTTTGCCGAGTTCAACAATGAGATCGAAGAAAACGTAACACAATACATACAATTCAAAACAGGAGGTGTTTTGTAATGCCTAATCATTGCTATCAACAAGTGTACCTTCGGGGCCCGAGCCATTTGATCCATCACCTACATCTGGCGTTGTCGAAGTCGGAGCCAGAGTTTTGCAACACGATTGCGCCGATGCCGTTTGAGTTGTGGGCCAAGGAGACGCAGCCGGATCAGGTGCTGCCTGAGTGGTATAAGTGGAGGTGCGAGAACTGGGGTACGAAGTGGGATGTCTGCGCTGTTGAGATTGACGACACATACAGATCGAAGAGCAAGGACGGTCTTGAGTATTCGGATGACCAGAAGGTTGCGTGGTTCGCGTTCCGTTGTTGGACTGCTTGGGGTCCGCCTGTTCCTGTGTGGGATCGTCTTCATGCGATGGGCATTGAGGTTGAGGCTGAGTACCAAGACGAGGGTGAAATGTTTGAGGGTGCGTACAGAGATGGCGAGGACAAGTCATGGGAACCAGAAGAGGAGGCGGTGTGATGAGTGATTATGTTTATGATGAGGGATACCGAGCAGGAATGCAGAAGATGCGTGAGGTAGGGCAACGCCGCATCGAGGAACTTGAGGCCAAGCTGGCGAAGGCGGTGGGGGCACTTGTTGTAATTAATGCACTTGCCCCAGAAAGCATGGTCAATGGCTATCCACAGTCTGATCTTACGGAAAGTGTTTCACGCATGGGAAAAGTTACACGCACCACCCTCATAGAACTGAAAGGACAAGACGATGAGGTATAATCTTGTATGCATGCATTGGGTCGTGGAGCGGCTGGACGAGATTTCAAAGAGGATTGAGGAGGACATCAAGATGAACCCTGATGTCGATGTGTTCTGCGATGTGGGTGTCGAGGACCTACGAGGGGAACTCGTTTACCAGATGGGTGTCCGCGCCCATGAGACATGGAAAGATAATGGGAGGGGTAAAGATGACTGAGCGTGAGATGGAAGACCTGTTGGACGCAGTATTTCGCAAGGTGTTTAGGGAGAATTGGTGATGGGTAAGATGAAAGAGGAGTTCATGCGCCTGCAAGAGACGCCAATCATGGATGCGTGTTCCGAGTGCCAAGGATCGGGGTCCGTGGAGGTTGAGGTTGCGATGCCTCACAATGCGGGTCGTGACATTGGTGAGTTGTATTGTGAGTTGGAGACTTGCTATGCTTGTGGCGGCGGCGGCGAGGTTGAGCGTTTGTGTGATTGCGGGGAGTGGGTTACGCTGATCATGGGCGAGGATGCTACTGTCTGTGAGGAGTGTGCGGATGCTGAAAACGTATGAGGTAACATGCGAGGGTGTGATCCAGCGCATGGTTGTTGTTGAGGCACACAATGTTGTTGAGGCCTCGCACTTGGGGCGGCAGGAGTTCGCTGCGCTGATCGGTGCGGAAGTAGAGGGGGTTGGTGTGGTGGATATCTACACTGAGCCTGTAACATTTAAGGAGATCGAGAAATGAACTTACTGAGAAAGATATGGGATAACATCAAGAAGAACGCGCAGTCTAATCAACTCACGCGGAGGCAAGAGGTCTTTCAGGAGTTGGCCCGAGGTCCGGGGACCGCGCGTCAGTTATCGGATCGCATGGGTTTACGTCTTACGATTGTTCGGACGTATTTGAGTACGTTGCACAAGCAGGGTTTGGTCCGAGCTACGGGCGACATGGTTGGTAAGGAGCAGGTCTGGAGGGTGAACGAGTGATCGAGGAGCAGGTACTATCACCCGCAGACGAAGCGATCTTGAAGTATTTGCGCGATGAAGTGGACCGCAAGGCCGAGCGCCAATACCGCAGGGATGCAGGGCCGAACGCGCGTAACGAGTATTGGTACGCAGCGGAGGAGCTAAAGAATTTTGTGAGTAAACTACGTCAGGAAGGAAAGAACATATGACTGGGATTTTAACGAGACGCGAGAGGTACGAAGATTTATACCGCGAGATGTGGCTCAAGCAGTTGAAGATTGACAGGGTTGGGAATCCGATGGCTCGGGAGCCCACGCCTCAACAGAAGAACGGAGCAAGGACCGGGAAGTTTGGAAAGATGGGCGGTCGCAAGTTGAAGTTGACTCGGGATGCTGAGATCATCAATCGGATGCTGAAGCAGGGCATGATGATGCAAGAAATTGCGGACATCATGGGGACTACTATGGCCCTTGTGGCTGCAACCAAGGAGCGGTTTGACTTGCCCAGGGCCGAGGAGCAAGAAGATCCAGAGGGTATATAGGTATCGTGGGGACGCCAGATTAATGGTAAAAGAATGGTGGCGCATTCGGTAACGCATCATCCGGACTAGCACCGCCAATAAACAACAGTTGCAACGTCCCCTGTAGGAGAAAGTAAATGGACCCGAGACTGGATTCAATCGCAGAATTATTAACTGATGCACAAAAAGAACTTGACGAAATCGAATGGGATGATCCACGAGACCCAAGGATCGAGGGCATACTACGGCAGATTCGTCACTACGAAGACAAACTTAACGAAGGAGAAATCTATGAGCCAAATTTTTGATATTAATTCGACCCGCCGACAGCAGGTACTTGTTGAATACTTGACGGCTACTGGTAGTGCGTTTGCTGTTACTCCACAAGGAGAGCAGGTATTCATGAACAAACGTCTGGTTGACACGATGGGTGTGCTAGCTGGGGACATTTACGAAGCGTTCTTGCTGCCGAATTACCCAGACAAGCAGGCATCGATCCCTTGGAGGGCGATGCGTGTCGAGCCGAGCGACATGAAACTGGACATAAAGCCTGTGGTTGCGGATTCGATCCCCAATGCGATTGCAGATTACATGCAGGAGGTCGATGAGGACGGCGCTTGGTTGCCGATTGACATAGCGGAGGGCGTTGATTTGGATGTGAAGCAGGTTGAAGAAGCGTTGGCCGGGAACCCAGAGATGTTTGACCCAGTGCAGTCGTACATGTTGCGCTTCAAGGACAAGTAATGTATAAGCAAGCGACAACGAAGGAGCAACCAATGGTCAAGAAGATTGAAAAAGAGGAACGTAAGTTCTGCAACGTGGCTCTCTTGCCGGAGGATCATGACAAATTGAAGCGGTTAGCGGATGACGAGCAGCGGACTATGACGCGGCAGCTATCTGTTATTTTAAGAAAACACTATGCGGAATTGCATGGCCCTGATACAGTGTAGACACTGCTCGAACGGGGCACCTAACCAGCCGCCTCGTTTACCTCGCCTACTGACCTCCCGTATCTCCAGACACGGGAGGTTTTTTCTTGGGCCACTCGCCCTTCTTGTACCCTCTGACCTCTGCGATCCCTGCGGATC